AACAGTTTATATGGTGCTATTCTTAACCCACATTGTCGCTTCTATGACAAACGCATTGGACAATCAACTACACTAACCGGTCGTGCTATTGCTCGCCACATGGCTGGTAAGGTTAATGAAATCATAACCGGAGAAAACAACCATGTTGGAAAATCTATTATCTACGGTGATACCGATAGTTGCTATTTTTCTGCTTTTAAGACTCTTAAAAAGGAAATCGACTCAGGGACAATACCGTGGTCAAAAGAAACCGTAATCGCACTATACGATCAAATCGGTGAAGAAGTTAACTCAACATTCCCCCGCTTTATGGAAGATGCATTTCACTGTCCAAAGAGTCGTGGTGAAGTTATTAAAGCAGGTCGTGAGATTGTTGCATCAAAAGGCCTGTTCATTACTAAGAAACGTTATGCTGTGCTTTACTATGATAAAGAAGGCAAACGTACAGACATAGATGGTAAGCCAGGCAAGATCAAGGCCATGGGGCTGGATCTGAAACGTAGTGATACTCCTGAATTCATCCAGAACTTCTTAAGTGATATTCTTGAACGGGTGCTAACGGGTGCTGAAGAACAGCAGGTGTTAGATTTCATTACTGAGTTTAGAACCGAGTTCAAAGTTCGCCCCGGTTGGGAAAAAGGTAGTCCGAAACGTGCTAACAAAGTTACTGAATACCAAGGCAAGGAAGCCAAAGCGGGCAAAGCCAATATGCCAGGACACGTTCGTGCCAGCATTAACTGGAACACACTAAAGCGTATGTTTGACGACAAGTACTCAATGGGTATTACAGACGGGCAAAAAGTCATAGTCTGTAAACTAAAAGAAAACCCAATGGGCTTTACTTCAGTTGCATACCCTGTAGATGAACTACGTTTACCACAATGGTTTAAAGACTTGCCATTTAATCACGAAGAAATGGAAGCAACCATTATTGACAACAAGCTAGATAACCTTATCGGTGTTCTAAATTGGGACGTCAGGTCAACCGAACAGACAAATACTTTCAATAAATTATTTGACTTCTAACACAAAAACCTATATACTATACAAAAGGAAACTATCATGAAAGACATTTTACAAGATCTCGTAACACATACTCACGCTTTAGGCTTTTTACCTATCGTAAAAATCACTGGTACAGATACTACAACTACAATCGAATCAATGGCTGAAGATCGTTCAGTCATTGTCACTGCTACTGCACACAAAGTAGTGCCGGAGTTTGAAGGCACATTTGGTATGCCCAACTTAGACAAGTTGAACATCCACTTGAAGTGTCCGGAATACAAAGAAGATGCAAAGATTGATGTTATACGCCAACAACGTAACGGAGTAGACATTCCTACAAACATCCACTTTGAAAACAAAGCTGGTGACTTTGTTAATGACTATCGCTTTATGAGCGCAGAAATCATCAACGAAAAGTTGAAGTCAGTTAAGTTTAAAGGCGCTGCATGGGATATCGAGTTTTCGCCATCGGTTACCAGCATACAGAAGCTGAAGTTTCAAAGCCAAGCTCACAGCGAAGAGTCAGTATTCCAAGTTAAAACAGACGGTGGGAATCTTATCTTCAGCTTTGGCGATGTAAGTACACACGCAGGCAGCTTTACATTCCAATCAGATGTTAAAGGCAAGTTAAAAAGCACATGGTCTTGGCCTGTTCAGCAAGTTATGAGTATTCTTAACTTGAGCGGTGACAAAACTGTTAAGATTGCAGATGCTGGTGCTATGATGATTACCGTTGATAGCGGTATGGCTGAATACAACTATATTTTACCTGCCCAATCAAAGTAATGAATAAAAACCTGACAGCAACACAAAGCGACTACGCATACTTTTTGCCGGCAACTTCAGGATTCTATAGCACCTTTATCGGTAAACAACGCTATGGTAACTATGTAGATCCGGCAAGGATTCCTGCTAGTTTTGCATCAGGTGTAGAAAGCCTGAATTATCTTGAACCAGATAAGGGTGCGTTTTATTACGACCATTGTTTATATTCAGCAGGTCACGCAAACTTAGATCTTAATAAAGTTGACGAAAGCGAAGACATGTTTCGCAATCGCGATCGTAGCACCAGTTGGGTACTAGGTGACTCGGGTGGATTCCAGATTGGTAAAGGTGTTTGGCCAGCTGACTGGAAAGATCCTCTCTGCCCTAAAGCACAAAAGAAACGTGCTCAAGTATTAACTTGGATGGACACGTTAATGGACTACGGTATGGTGCTTGATATTCCAGCATGGGTTGCTCGTAGTCCAGCAGGTCGTGCAGCCACTGGTATTACTACTTACGCAGAAGCAGTGCAAGGCACATACATTAATAACGATTGGTTTATAAACAATCGAAATGGCAACTGTAAGTTCTTAAACGTTCTACAAGGTGAGAATCACCCCGATGCAGACGATTGGTATGATCGTATGAAAAAGTATTGCGATGTTAAGCAATACGGTGACCGTGCATTTAACGGGTGGTCAATGGGTGGACAAAATATGTGTGACGTTCACTTGGTACTACGTAGACTGGTAGAACTGAGATTTGACGGATTGCTTGAAAAAGGGCAACACGATTGGATGCACTTTCTAGGCACAAGTAAACTAGAGTGGGCTACATTGTTAACTGACATCCAACGAGCTGTAAGAAAATATCATAACGCAAACTTTACTATTTCGTTTGACTGTGCAAGTCCGTTCTTAGCAACTGCCAATGGTCAGATTTATATTCAAACAGAAATTGAAGATCGTAAAAAATGGGTCTACAGAATGGTGCCAAGTGCCGATAATAAAAAGTATCACGCAGATACTCGACTGTTTAAAGATGCTGTTATACAAGATGGCATATTTAAAAACTTTGAGTCAAGTCCATTGATTGATCAAGTGTCTATTAAAGACATTTGCATATACGGTGCTGGCACAGCCAAACCGGGTGTTGCAAATCCAGATCCGTTAAATCCAGCAGACTGGCTAGTAATGCCTGATGTAAACAAACTAGGCAAAGTTAGTAATCGAACAAGTTGGGACAGTTTTAGTTATGCTATTCAAATGGGACATAATGTTTGGAGCCATATTAATGCGGTTCAAGAAGCCAATCGTCAATACGATGCGGGATTGATTCCTGCTATGTTAGTACAAGAAAAGTTTAATAGGGTCTATTTTAAAGACGTAGTCGAAGCTGTTTTTGCCACAAGTGACAAAGGTGAAGCTTTGGCTGTAGTAGAAGATTTTCGCAGATATTTTGACACTATTATTGGTACTAGAGGTAACACTGGTAAGAAAATGACTAATGCTTCGGCTAGTTTTACCAATCTGTTTGACATTGTAGAGGATAATCCTGTACAATCAGTACATAGCGAAGAGTTTACCGAAGACGAAGAAGCCAACTTAGATCAACTTGAAAATAGTGTAAAATGAAAATACTTATAGCATTTATGTTAGGTACAGTTATCGGAACTGTTGCAGCCGCATTTGAATATCGAGATAAAATATTCTCAGCAACTGATGAGCAGTACTATGTTGCATTAAAGTTTGCCAGTTCTGGCAAGCTGTTACAACTTTCAGAAAAAGTTGAAGACCATTATACTTGCCTAAATAGTGCTGATTACATGTTACACAAGACAGCCGCAGATACTAGCGGTAGTAAAATTATTTGTACTAATCAACGAGCAGACTATTAACTATGACACTACCTGACGAAAGATACCGTGCTGTAGTACAGACGGAAAAGTTCTTAAGAGAGATACTTGCTACACCGAGAGTTCCGAAAGCGATCAAAGATCGAGCTAGAAGTTGTTTGCGTCATTACCCCAGCGACTGGGATATGGAACGTGCGGCAGAGGGTGCCCCGGATGTATTCCAAAAACAGATGGAAGCAGTAACTAGACTTTTTAAACAATACGAAGAAAGTAAACAGAATGAAACGTGATTATACTAGTGGTGTACTTGACAACGTTAACTTCTTTGTTGGTATAGAAATAGAACATACTCCTGCATATGGTAAGAAAACTCTATTTGTAGTTGGTACTAGACCCGTGGAAGATATTGAACATTTTGCAGAACACAAAAACTGTACACATATATTCTTTGGGGCTAATCACAGTTTTAATCCCAATGGATATGATGCACATAAAGTGTGGGAAGATATGATTTTATATTTTCTTAACAAAGGTTATCTGTGCAGTCTAGACATTCCACTTAATCAAGTTGAACAGTTCAACGACGGCGGGTTAAACGATAGTGATAACTTTATTCCTCAAATCCGTGTGCCTATTCCATATATTAAGTTATGGAACTATAATACAATGATTAAGATCGACGACAAAGATTTTAAAGCAACTAATCCCGGTGTGTGGTCACATAGCCTGCATGACCTTCAAGATCGTGCAAAGTTCACATCATGGGATCAATATTCAAACGATGAGATTATTAAATGATAGTTGGTAAAATAGAAAACTTAAATCCTATGATTATTAGACAAGACATCAGACCTAAAAAAATGATCTGGGTTACCTTTCGCAAAGAAGGTATTCACAAATATCCCGCAGCCGCTACAGATCCTAACCTAGCAACAGGAGATGAATATGATGTTTCGTTTTTGGCTAATCCTCATCGCCACATCTTTCATTTCAGGGTGTGGATCAGTGTGCTCCACAATGATAGGGACATCGAGTTCATCCAGTTCAAACGATGGCTCGAGTCGTTGTATAATGGTCAAGGTTCCGTTTTGAGCCTTGACTACAAAAGTTGTGAAATGATGTCAGACGATTTGTATGACGTTATTTCCAATAAGTATCCAGGTCGTGAGACCTGGATTGAAATCTCCGAAGACGGAGAAAATGGTTCATTTATTAAGTATTAAAACAAGGAAAGCTATTATGGCTAAGAACTACCGCGACGTTAACTATTTTGAAAATCGTCCCGACATTGTAAAGATTTTTGACGACTTAGAGAAGTTTCACGATTTTTGTAAGTTTGAAATGTGCGAGTTCAATGAGGCTAATCTCTATAATAGAGAAAGTCAGATTTGGAATAACTTCTATCACGCTAATCGTCCTAAGCGACCATGGAACGGCGACCGTAAGCCACGTGGTGAATACAACCGCACAGGCGGTAATAACAACAACTACCGACCACGAAATGAGCAGAGTTTTTCTCGTTGATTTAGAAGCAGTTGAAACCAGGTATACGGGTCAATGGAAGACTCATGTGCCCGAACTCTTACGAAAGGCTGGACACAATGTCAACATTATATCAGGTCCTACGGATATTCCTAGTGCTACCACTCCTGGAGCATTTCTCAACTTTGGCGGCACTAATATATACAAGGCTAGTCAAGTTGAACAAATGGGTCGGTTGTTTTGCAACGGATCCGTTCACGCTGGCGACCACTTTATTTTTACTGATGCTTGGCATCCGGGCATTATAAACTTAAAGTACATGAGTGAGTTGCTGGGCATTCCAGTAACTACACATGGCTTATGGCATGCTGGCAGTTATGATCCACAAGACTTCCTAGGACGTCTTGTTGGTAATAAGCCTTGGGTTAGACATGCCGAAAAGAGTTTCTATCATGCGTTTGATCACAACTACTTTGCCACAGACTTTCATATTCATATGTTTTACAAAAACTTGATCCAAGCAGATCCAGACCGTAAACATACAATGTATAAGACTGTAATAGAAGATACAGTATTCAACAACAAGGTTGTTCGCTCAGGTTGGCCCATGGAGTATTTCCAAGATACTCTTGCACCTTATAAAGGTATGAAGAAACGAGACATGATCTTGTTTCCTCATCGTATTGCTCCAGAGAAACAAGTTGAGATCTTTAGAGACTTGGCTACACATCTGCCACAATACGAGTTTGTTGTTTGTCAAGATACGCAACTTACCAAGCATGAGTATCATACATTACTAGGTCAATCCAAAATGGTGTTTAGTGCTAACCTACAAGAAACACTTGGCATTAGTTGGTACGAAGGTGCCGTAGTAGATGCTGTTCCTATGGTGCCTGACAGACTCAGCTACAGTGAAATGGCATTTGATACATTTAAATATCCAAGTAAATGGACAGAAAGCTGGGACGCATATAATGTTTATCGCCCAGATATTTGTCGTGCTATTATGACACACATGGATAACTACCATACTAGATTGCCACAAATACAAAAACAAGTGGAGGTATTACATGAGCGATTCTTCTCAGCAACAGAACTCATTAACCGACTTACCAACTGAGTCTCTTATAACATTGAGCGGAACTGGAACGGACACGTTTACTATAGAGTTACCTTCGGATTTATATTCATCGTCACACTATATTAATACAAATATGAACACTGTATCAATATCTAACGGTGGATCTGGATATGGCGGTGTTACATATACAACATTAACCAGTGACACTATTACACTTAATACTGATTATCAGTTTAGTTGGGGTGATGCACAGGAGTTTGTTGATGCATTTCCAGACTGGCAACGTGTTCAAGACATGTGTAAAAAATATCCTGGATTAGAGATAGCACTAAGAAACTTTCGAACAGTCTATACACTTGTAAAGGATGATTATGATAATCCAAAAGATAAAGAATAAGTTTTTTACATGGTTAGAACAACATGACCGTAAGAGAGTCATTATGGACCGTGTGGACGATGAACCGTATCTCGAACGGTACTATATTTTCCTTAAGGACAGAACACAGTTTCCATTTAATGTGTTTCTACACAAGTTTCTTAAGTCAGACCCCGATGATGTGCATGATCATCCATGGCCTTACGCTACTTTGATTTTGAAAGGTGGCTATTGGGAATGGCGACCACAGTTTGACAATCAAGGCAAGAAGATTTCCGAAATGTCTGCTTGGCGAGGTCCTGGTAGTTTTAGGGTATGTAGTGCAAATAGCTATCATCGAATCGAACTCGATCCCAATGTAACCTGCTGGACATTGTTTATGCCCGGACAACGGAAAAGAGAATGGGGATTTCTCGTAAAAAACAAATGGATACATAATGAGCAATACCTTGAAGAACGTCGTCAGTAATGGGTTAGTTGGAAGTACTGTAAGTGTTGGGTACGGTGCAATACCTTCGGTGACTACCGGCTCTGGTAATGTTACACTAAATGGCGGTAGCCACATTTATACAACTAACAATACAAGTTTGGCTGGCGGAAGTGGTGCTGGACAGTTTTACACTGCAAATGGATCAAACGGTACAAGTTGGGCCAATCCAAGTGACAATGTAATGATTGTCAAAAATAGTCCAGCAGAGTTAGAAGTTAAAGGCAAAGTTAAAATAAACGGACGAGACTTAGAAGAACGGTTAGATATAATCGAAAAAGTCTTGGCAATCCCTGAAAGAGATGTTATACTAGAACAGCAACATCCGAAGCTAAAGAAATTGTTTGATGAATACATTGCGGCTTTGGAAAAATATAAAACTTTTGGACGTATTAAAGGCACGTATGACAAGTAACGAAGACAAGAAACTGAAGATTGAATTTGCGCCAGGCGCATTTGATTCATTTGAAGGCACTCAAGAAGAGCTTGAAGAAATGATTGCAGAGATTACTCGAATGGCTGAATCCGGTGAGCTGTTTGAACAATCTACAGCAGTTGACTTAGACGAACTAATGGAAGACGAGCCTAAATGGGCTGAACAGCTTATTGCCAATATTGATGGTAACAACAAGAGGACATTACAATGAAACTACATGAATCAGTAGCACATACTAGAAAAGAAGTAACGATTAAAGAAAACCCTGCTTTTCGTGTACGTATGATTAAACACGAAGTACTGAGTCCAAAGGGACTGTATAGTATTGACATGATTCAAGAAGATCTTAAACAAGACGGTACTGTTAATCAAGCTAATACATACAACTTCTTTATGACCAAAGATGAACTGCAAAAACTTGCACACAGTTTAACTTTATGAGCCAGTTAGAACAACTATACAGTAACTACTTAGAGTTTACTGATCGTATGGTTGGTCAATACGATCCTATGGAAGTTGCCGCTATTATGATGACACAAGCGTTAAGTATTTACAAAACAAGTCTAGACGAGGTTGCCTATAATAAAATGGTTGATAGCATATCTGCCAGTCGCTCTCAAGTTCATAAATTTACACCCACAATATTACAATGAAAAAAATCTATTATACGTGGCAACAAATCGAAGGTGCTTGTTTAGATATTGCTAGACAGATGGCTGCACACAACTGGCGGCCAGATTATATTGTAGGCATTACACGTGGCGGTCTTGTACCTGCTAACTTGCTTAGCCAGTACACGGGCATCAAGATGAACAGCTTAGACATTAGTCTACGTGACGGAGGTGACTGTGTTAGTAACTGTGGTATGTCAGAAGATGCATTTGAAGGTAAGAAAATTCTTATTGTTGACGATATTAACGATCAAGGATCTACAGTTAACTGGATTAAGAAAGACTGGGAATCAACTGCATTGCCAGGTCATCCTAACTGGGAAACAGTTTGGGGAGATAGTGTTCGCTTTGCAGTACTAACACACAATCAATCGAGTCAGTTTAAAGATCCAGACTACTACGTATGGTCCGTAAACAAAGCAGAAGAAGATTGCTGGTTAGTGTATCCTTGGGAAGATTTTTGGTTAAATGACAACTGATATTGAAAAGGCTTTAAATGATGGCAGTGCTCCTTGGAAAGAAATTGAGTACAGAACTAACACGTTCTGGATTTTTAGAGATTCGACAGCACCCTGCGAAGGGTATTTGTGCTTTGTGCCTACCTATAGAACAATGGACTGTCTCTTCAATGCATACAAAGCAGCATACAAATGGGGCTACGACGGAATCCAAGATCAAAAATGGGAAGGATTTAACATAATGCAAAGTGTTGGCACAACAGCAGGACAGTATGCAGAATATCCGTACATACATATGATTCCAAGACGACATGGAGATTTAGATTGAAAACTGCCGGATTAGTATTAATAGCAATACTATGCATTATTGGAATCATGTCATTAATAACTGTTGAAGAAAGCGTTATTGTCTACGATTGCAGGATGGTAGAGTTTTATCCCAACGTACCCAACAACATAAAAGAAGAATGTCGTAAGCTGATAAAAGACAATACACCTAGATACACAATATGATTAGTTTAAACTTTAACATCCGCAATCCGTGGAGCAATCGTTTTGAAAACTTGTGGTGTCGATCTTACACTACACTATTCCAAAACAAGTTCATTGAACTAGAAGTTACTAGAGATTTTACATTGATCTCTTTTATGTTCAACTGGACTATAAGACAAAGCCATGCAGGTCTAGATTTAGAACTAGGCGTATTTGGTTATAACTTTCATTTTAACTTTTATGATTGCCGACATTGGGATACAGCCGCAGGAATATATCAATGATAGATTTTGATTTTCCTAGAGTAGGCTTTATAGGTTTAGGATTTGTAGGCGAAGCTATTAGAAACAGCTACGACAGCCACTTTCATAAAATTTGTATCGATACAGATGTATCAAAAGGGTACATTGGTACATATAAAGAAATAATGGATGCCGAAGGTATCTTTGTCTGCGTTCCCAGTCCGCAACGACTTGACGGATCGTGTAACACAGATATATTAGAAAGTGTATTAGCCAATCTTAAAGATTACAAAGGTGTTATCATTAGCAAGGTAACTGCAACACCTGATGTATACGAACGATTAGGTCGACAATATCCCAACTTAGTACATGTTCCAGAGTTTCTAACTGCTGCCAAGGCTGCTGAAGATTATGCAAAAGAAAACTGGGCTATTATAGGCGGCAATGTGTTGGCATATCAACATGAGGCTGAGAACATTATTCGATACACAAAACCGCAAGCTAATATTGTTCATTGTTCTATTGGTGAAGCTAGTTTAGTAAAATATGCTATAAATAGTTTCTTATCTACTAAAGTAGTGTTTATGAATGAGTTAGCAGCTATTGCAGAACACAACGGATATGAATGGAATAATATTCGCCGCATGATTGCAATGGACCCCAGGATTGGAACTAGCCATACGCAGGTGCCTGGCCCAGATGGCCAATACGGGTTTGGAGGCATGTGCTTTCCAAAAGATACCAGTGCTCTATTATACTACTCAGAAAGCATAAACGTTTACTTAAATGTTTTGAAAGAAGCAGTTAAGAAAAATACACTATTGAGGTTGCAAAAACCTAAATAAGAATGTATTATTACACATAGTCATCCACGACAATAACTCGGAGAATAAAATTGACCATAGAATTTACACCAGATACTGCACTTAAACCTAAGCCAGAATTTAAAGCAGATGAATACAAACCGTTAGGCAAAGAAGTATATGTTAAAAAGGAAACAGGATTGGACGCAATAGCAGGAGACAGCGGCTACCAAGAAGCATACCTAGGCAATGCTATTCGTGCCAGAATGAAACGTGATAACAAACGTTTCTGGGCTGGCGACAACATCAGTGACTATCTTCACGAAACTGACAAAGAGCATTTGATCAACGAAGCAACCACTGCATTTGAAGGTGTGTTGGATGCACTGCTGATTGATCGTGAGAACGATCCCAACTCAAAAGGTACGGCAAGACGACTTGCTAAGATGTACTTCAATGAAATCATGGAAGGTAGATATGAACCAGCACCAGACGCAACAGCGTTTCCAAATGATTCGGAGGACCGCTACGAAGGTATGTTGGTTGTTCGCAGTGAGCTTCGCAGTATGTGTAGCCATCATCACCAACCCGTTAGTGGCGTTGCTTATATTGGTATTATTGCCGCGCAGAAACTTATCGGACTTAGCAAGTACACAAGAATCGCCCAGTGGTGTGCAAGACGAGGTACTCTCCAGGAGGAACTTTGCAATGATATTGCCCGTGAGATTAGCCAGGCTACTGAATCCGAAAACGTAGCAGTGTACATTCAGGCCACACATGGTTGCTGTGAAAATCGTGGCATCATGGCACACTCTAGTCTAACGCAGACCACAGTGTTGAAAGGATCATTTAAAGACGATCCTTACACAAAGAAAGAGTTTTTTGATAATATTAAATTGCAACAAGAGTTTGCACCACGCTAAAAGGAAAATAAAATGACACAGACTATACCAAATGTAACTTTTGCCTTTAGACAAGGCGACGAAGCACCTGAAGAAGGTGGATGCCCCATAGGCGGCGAGTTTGTTTTTAAAACGACTGATGACTTGTTTGCCAACAAACGAGTGGTGGTGTTCAGCCTGCCGGGCGCATTCACACCCACTTGTAGCACCTATCAGTTGCCAGGCTTTGAACAACAGTTCAATGACTTCAAAGCAAAAGGCATCGATGAAATTTATTGCGTCAGCGTGAATGATGCCTTTGTCATGAACGAATGGGCCAGAGCATTGAACATTAGCAATGTCAAAGTTATTCCCGACGGTGCTTACAACTTCACACGAGGCATGGGCATGTTGGTTGATATGAGTCACATTGGATTTGGCTGGCGCAGCCGTCGTTATGCGGCTGTGATCAACAACGGCCTGGTGGAACACATGTTTGTGGAACCGGAATCCAGCGCCGCTGATCCAGATCCCTACGGTGTTTCCAGTCCCGAAAATGTAATGAAGAACCTATAAAGGGAACAACAATGAACTCAGTTGATATGGCAAATGATTTAATCTTTAGAGTACGAAACTTAAACGAGTTTACTATAACTACTGAAGTTCCGGATGATCTTAGATTCAACGGTGTAGTACCATTTGATATGCAAATCAAAGAAGGCATTATAACAGCTAATGTATGGGCTGTAGACTTTGATGAGGCTGCAAAAAGATTAGATGATTTCTTAGGAACGTGCAAATGAAATGGTTTGATAAATGGTTTGTTAACAAATGCAAACAAGCATGGGAAAACAAAGATCGGTACGAGGAAGCCAACTATATTAAGATGGAGAAACGTAGTATGGGAACAATAGGTGTAGCACAAGTAGAACGTGGACGGGCAGAAGGAGAACGACGGATCAGCTTTGAACTAAGCTCAGCTGTTGGTGGTAAGATTCTTAATGTACGTCAATACGATGACCGTAAGGATCAGCACAATCAACAAACATACGTTATTCCTAACGGTGAAGATATTGGAGAACGTGTAGCAAAGATCATTAACTTAGAACTGTTTAAGCAATGATTCCGCAACAGCCCGCAGAAGGTATTTTAAAACATAACGATTGGGGCGACTCAAAAGTTTATCGTGTTACATGTGAATGTGGCAGTAGTGAATGCGATCACAATGTTTGGGTCGAAGCCGACGATACAGGTGTTGAAGTAACTATCTATACCACTAGTAGAACTAACTTTTGGTCTAAAACACGATGGTATCATATTTGGACTTTGCTTACTAAAGGTTATATTGATACCCAATCAACTGTTTGTTTGAAAAGACAAGGCGCTTTGAACTATGCAGAAACATTAAAAAGTGCTATAATAGATGTAGAAGATTTTAGGAAAAAGAATGAGCAAAATAAAAATAGCTGAACTGTTTTACAGCATACAAGGTGAAGGCCGCTACATGGGTGTCCCGTCTGTGTTTCTACGCACATTTGGCTGTAACTTTAAATGTGCAGGCTTTGGTATGCCCCGTGGCGAAGTCAGTCACGAAGCAACTGACATTGCGGCTACACATACAATGATAGAGTCTTTTGTGAAATATGAAGACTTGCCACTAGTAAGCACAGGGTGTGACAGCTATGCCAGTTGGCATCCGGACTTTAAAGATCTAAGTCCAATGCTTACAAGTGAAGCAATAGCAGATCGCATTTGTGAAATTCTTCCGCAGGATCATTGGAAAGATGAACATTTGGTTATTACAGGCGGCGAACCGTTGCTAGGTTGGCAACGTGCTTATCCAGACTTGATTAACAACACTAAGATGCGTGACTTAAAAGAGATTACGTTTGAAACAAACGGTACTCAGAAACTTACACCAGAGTTTAAAGGTTTTCTAAAAAGATGGAATAGTGTAGTAGGCAGAGAACTTACATTTAGTGTAAGTGCTAAACTGCCGTGCAGTGGCGAAAAGTGGGAAGATGCTATTTGTCCAGAGATTGTATGCGAATACGAAGAAGTTGGCACAGCATATTTGAAATTTGTTATTGCAACTGAACAAGACTTTGCTGACGCCGAGTGCGCTATTGCGGCTTTTCGTACAGCAGGATTTAAAGGCCACGTTTATCTAATGCCTGTGGGCGGTGTAGAAAGTGTCTACGCAATGAATAATAAAAACGTAGCAATATTGGCTATGAAAAACGGCTTACGTTATAGTGACCGTTTACAAGTGCCACTATTTAAAAATGAGTGGGGAACATAATGATTAAAAAACTTTTTGAAAAGATTACTGGACTAGATAAGATTCGAATTACTAGTCAGGCAACAGCCGATGCGGCAGTAAAGGCAGCAGAAGAATCAACAGCTATTGCTAAAGCAGCATTGGATGCGGCTGAGGCTGCAACAAAAGCAGAAGAGACTGCTAAGATGACTCCAAAAGCTCGTGCTACTGCTAAAGGTGAGCCGTGGGTGGCAGTGTTAGATACTCATATTAACAAAGATAACATTAGAAATGGCTTTTTTGAGCTTGACTGGAACCCCCAGTTTGTGTTAGAATTAAAACGTGCCGGCTACGGATTTGATGGTGATCCAGATGAAGAGATTGTTGATCGTTGGTTTAGAGATTTGGCTAGAAACATACTAGCAGACGAAGGTCAGGATCCATCAAGAGGTGCCGGGTTTATTAACGTAACACCAATCAGCAAAGGCAAATCAGAAGTTTCATGACATATATTTTAGTTGATACTGCTAATACATTCTTCCGTGCTAGACACGTTGTTCGCGGAGACGCTGACATTAAACTAGGCATGGCTCTACACATTACTTTTAACAGTATCAAGAAAGCGTGGCAAGACTTTGGAGGGAAGCACGTGGTCTTCTGTCTAGAAGGAAGGTCGTGGCGCAAAGACTATTACAAACCGTACAAGGCTAATCGCGCTGAAACTCGTGCGGCTATGACTGTTAAGGAAGCAGAAGAAGACAAGTTGTTCTGGGAAACATTTGATGTATTTAAAGACTTCATTATAAACAAGAGTAATAGCACAGTACTTCAGCATTCGCGGCTTGAAGCTGACGATCTTATTGCTGGTTGGATTGCTGATCATCCAAATGATGACCATGTGATTATCTCGACAGACAGCGACTTCCATCAGTTGATTGCTCCCAATGTTAAACAGTATAACGGTGTAGCAGAGACACTTACTACTATCGAAGGTATCTTTGATAAAAAAGGTAAAATGGTTAAGGACACTAAAACTGGCGAGCCTAAAGATATCCCTAATCCCGAATGGATCTTGTTTGAAAAATGTATGCGTGGCGATAGTTCAGACAATGTATTCAGTGCCTATCCTAAGGTTCGCAAGAACAAGCTGGAAGAAGCATTTAAGGATCGTAGTAACAAAGGCTTTGCGTGGAATAATATGATGCTTCAGCGTTGGGTAGACCATAATGGCGAAGAGCATAGAGTGCTAGACGACTACGAACGTAATCGTCAGTTGATTGATCTTAAACATCAGCCTAGCGATATTAAAGCTGTTATTAAAGAAACTATTGCTACTAATGCACATGCTAAGTCTGTTGATCAAGTAGGACTTAGACTAATGAAGTTTTGCAACTTATATAATATGAAGCGTATGATTGATAGTATTCAATCATTTGCAGAACCTTTACAGGCAAAATACACACCAAGGAATACACAATGACTCAGATTACCGCAAAACCTATTGTAGATGGAAAATTTTGGATTGTAGAACAAGGCGGAGAAAAGATTGGAACCCTACACAAGAAAGACAACAACAAGTTTGTACTAAGCTCAAATGACGGTAGCAGTTTCTTTGGTAAACGAGAAGAACTGATTAAAGCGTTTGGCGCCAACTTCTTTGAAGGTAAAATCAAAACTACTATCAGCACACAGGAAGATGTACGTGATGTATACGGATATCCCACTAGTTGTCATCCGTTTAATCCAGTGTACAATGTACAACGAAAATTACCATTGTTTACTAAGAGCGATGCTAGTAAAAGTTTGTACTGTGCTGGATACTACATTATTAGATTTGACAAAGGCTGGGTTAAAAGTTTTTGTCCTAAACTTATCACTATTGAACGATACGAAAACAAAGGTCCGTTTAAAACTGATTTAGAAATGAAGCAGGTTTTATCCAATGCCAAGTCCGATTAATACAGTTCCAGTTCAGCAGTTTTTGCAACAGGTCAAGGCTGCTGAACTAGGGCAACAAAAAGAACTTAAACTTGATATTAAGACTGCTAAACTGCTGGCTTTTTGTCTAGGTGAAGTTATGGCTAAGATAGTAGAAGATCAAGATATGTTATTTGCCAAACTACAGCAATCTCAGGGAACCGGCGATATTTCAGTTCGCATGGACGGCGGAGGTTTTGGCTCGGCTTGATGATAAATATATGCGTATATATCAAGGACGCATATATGAGCAGACCTAAACCAAAGGTGCTATTAGAACACGTTAACAAAAAAACCTACAAGAGCGAGCAGATCTTGGAGGCTGAAGCAATTTGGGCTGTTTTTTATAAAAACGAACCGTTTAACTTAAAATCAGCAAATAGCTTAACCAGCTATCCTGGCCCAAAATATAAGAAAGTTAGTTTTTCAAACCCCGGACATGCCATTAACCTAGCAAAAAAGTTAAATCAGATGTTTAACTGCCAAGAGTTTGAAGTGGTAAAACTAACATCCGGCGAAATATTAAAATGATTTTACCAAATCTACAGTTATTAGATTTGTTAAATTTAGGCCGCGGCCCCGGGGACGGAAATCAAACATTAACTGAAAAGGGCTGGGATCTTCGCGAAAACTGGAATCCTAACTATCAAGAAATAGTTTACAATCACAACGAACACGGATTTAGATGTGATTCTTTTTCAGCGGAATCACAACTTCCTATATTATTTTTAGGATGTAGTTTTACTGAAGGTATTGGTCTTAATTTAGAAGATGTGTGGAGTTATAGATTATTAGAAAAAATAAAAGAATACAAAAATATTAATATTCCTTATTGGTCTTTAGCAGCAGGTGGTGCAAGCATAGATCTACAAACATTATATCTTCATGCATTTATAGACCAACTCAAACCTAAATACATTTTCTTTTTGTTGCCGCCGTTAGAAAGAAGATTGTTTAGAGCATTTAAAAAATCAATAAAGTTTAGCGCAAGGGGCTCGTCGAACTACCATACTAGCATTGCAGGTGACCCGTTGGACTATTGGCAAAATCAAATAATCCGTCAATCTAAAGAATTACTACTTGACCCAGACTACAGTATGCTGGAATCTGTAAAATCTTTACTGTTGGTCAACGAACTTTGTAAAAGATATCAAACTAAAGTTTTTTATTCTACATGGACTAATGGCATTGAAGCAACAGCTTCTTTTAAGATTTTTGAGGTTAATGAACAGCTAAACAATCTTACTCGACTAAAATGTGAATTTCCTAGTATAGTAGACAAGGCTAGAGATAATTCACATGCTGGGCCAATTACTAATAATATGTTTAGCGAACATGTGTTTGAAGAAGTAAAAGATCTATTATGATTTCCAGAGAAACTTATACAAAAGTTTTTTTAAACTCGCTTAACCGTAGTACAGACGAGGCTAACGTTAAACTACATCTACACAAGTTGTGGCAAAGTAAGCGTACTAAAGAAGGCGGTGGTTTACGCCTTAGTGAAGAAGGGTACGCCTTCTTAGTCACTGAACTAGAGCTACAAGAATACGAAATCCCATTCACAGATCGGATTGAACTTAGTCCCCAAACTATCATATTTTTTGATCATTTTTTGGACTGCCCATACTTTTTAACTAATCAAAGTTTAACTGTTTTTTCGGAGAAAAAATCGTTTGAGCTTTACATGTTTTCGGACGATATCCGAAAATACGGATTAGTAAAAGCTATAAATGCTCGAAAGAAAGATGCTCAAACGGGCGAAAACATTTAAAAAATGCTTGACGTATAGTGCTAACGGCGCTATAATAGATACATAGGCAGTTAGTTTAAACATTTTTTAACCCTGGAGTATTTATGAGCGAAATCATTTCACGCACCGTTGGTCCAAAATCTGGCAAAAAAGCAATCCGACGTGCATTCAAAGCACAACGTCCAATCTTCCTGTGGGGGCCTCCAGGTATTGGCAAATCCGATATTGTTAAACAGCTCGGTGAAGAGCTTGAAGCCCACGTGATTGATATCCGTTTGAGCTTGTGGGAACCTACTGACATTAAAGGCATTCCATTCTTTGATGCCAACACTGGTACAATGGCATGGGCTCCTCCACTTGAACTGCCAAACGAAGCATTGGCTGCAAAACATAAACACATTATCTTGTTTATGGACGAAATGAACTCAGCGGCTCCTGCTGTACAGGCAGCGGCTTATCAGTTGGTTTTGAATCGCCGTGTTGGTACTTATAAACTGCCCAACAATGTCTTGATCGTTGCCGCTGGTAACCGTGAAGCTGACAAGGGTGTTACGTATCGTATGCCTGCGCCGCTGGCTAATCGCTTTGTTCACTTGGAAATGGCTGTTAGCTTCGATGACTGGTTTGGCTGGGCTACTGACAACCGTATCCATAAAGACGTTGCAGGTTTCTTGCAGTTCTCTAAAAAGGATCTGTATGACTTTGATCCAAGAAGCGGCTCTAAAGCATTCGCTACTCCACGTACATGGACCTTTGTGTCCGAACTGTTGTTTGATGAAGACGAAGACGAAAACACATTGACTGATTTGGTATCGGGTGCAGTTGGTGAAGGTTTGGCTATTAAGTTTATGGCTCATCGTAGGATTGCCTCTAAACTGCCTAACCCAACAGACATCCTTGACGGCAAAGTTAAGAAAATGGACACTAAGGAAATTAGTGCTATGTACTCGTTAACTGTGTCATTGTGCTACGAGCTCAAAGATGCCGCTGATAAGAACGACAAGAAGTTTAATGAGAAGGTTAACTGCTTCTTCCAGTTCATGATGGATAATTTTGAAACTGAGTTGGTTGTTATGGGTACCAAACTTGCCCTTACCCAATATCAGTTGCCGTTAGATCCAGATGAGATCCAATGCTTTGACGACTTCCATGCCAAATATGGTAAGTACATTGCGGCAGCTACAGAAAAGCGTTGAAATCCAAATAAACTGCTTGACACCGCCTAAGGGCGGTGTTATAATATATACTGTAGTAAATACATTTGGAGCAAAACTATGTCACATCTAGACCCTGTTATTGATAAGATTATTGTAGCACGTATTGGCCTGCTACTTCGCCATCCATTTTTTGGTAACATGGCTACCCGACTGAAAATTGTCGACGCTAGTGATTGGTGCAATACTGCTGCCACCGACGGACGTCATTTGTTTTATAGCCGACCATTCTTTGAAAAGCTATCTACTAAAGAAGTTGAGTTTGTAGTAGCACACGAAATCTTACATAATGTGTTTGATCACATTAGCCGCACAGAAGGTCGCGATAAGAAAATATGGAACGCGGCCATTGACTATGTTACTAACGGACAGTTGGTACGTGATCGAATTGGTGATCAGCCTAAAGGTATTAACATTTATCATGATGTTAAGCACTATGGCAAAAGTGCAGAACAAGTTTACGACGAAATATACGAAGAAGAAGACGGCAAGAGCTTAGATGCATTAGGTCAGTTGTTAGACGAGCACATTGATTGGGAAGGTGACGGTGCAGGCAACAAACCAGGTCAAGGTAGTAGGCCGCAATACAGTAAAGAAGAACTCAAACAGATTCGAGACGAGATTCGCGAAGCTACTATTGCGGCGGCGCAGGCTGCTGGTGCAGGCAATACACCTGCTGAGATTCAGCGAATGATTCGTGAACTAACTGAGCCTAAGATGAACTGGCGTCAGATTCTTCGTCAGCAGATCCAAAGCACTATTCGTAACGACTACACATTTGCTCGTCCAAGCCGCAAAGGTTGGCATACTGGTGTAATCTTGCCAGGCATGAACTTTGACGAGACTATTGATATTTCCATTGCTATTGATATGTCAGGTTCTATCAGCGATACTCAAGCTAAAGACTTTTTGACAGAGATTAAAGGCATTATGGACGAGTACAAAGACTACAATATTAAAGTGTGGTGCTTTGATACTAAAGTGTATAACGAACAGGACTTTGACGGATACGGCGGCAATGACATTACTGAATACCAACCGATGGGCGGTGGTGGTACTGAGTTTGATGCCAACTGGGATTACATGAAGGCTAATGATATTAATCCTAAGAAGTTCATTATGTTTACAGACGGTTATCCTTGGGGTAGCTGGGGTGATGAAAACTACTGCGATACAGTGTTTATCATTCACGGCAATACTTCTATTGTTCCTCCATTTGGTGCTCACGCATACTACGACGAAGAAGCTCATAGTTAATAATGGCTTTAAAAAACGGCAAAGTAAACAGCCTTAATACGCTGGGTTTGAGAAAAGTCTCATTCCCAGCGCATCACTTTCATTATACTATAATATCAAAGTACAGCCCTATAGTAACTGCCAGTATTGATAAATGGATTTATCAAAACTTAAATGGTCGTTATTATGTTGGGCAATGTTTGGATATTTCAGACAATACTATGGCGT